ATATTCTCTAGGTTTAAACTTAGTAATAGACCTAACATAATCTTTTACACCTTCTTTAGATATAGATGAATTAATTTCAAATGGAGGACCATAATATTCATTATCCTCAAACTTATAAGTATATCCATGTCTATCACAAAAAGATACTATCTTATCTAATAAACCAACATAAATCTTTTTAGACCTAAGATCAAATAAATGTATCTCACCATTCCAATTCCTCTTTCTATATTGAGGCATGAACTTTGCACCCTCTACCTCAAAGGTAAAGTGATCTCTTAACTCATACTCAATATGTGGCTCTGCTTTTATCTGTAAAAATACTTCATTAGATTTTCGTATAATAACGTTGGTCACTTCTGTCCATTATGCTAGAAGTATTTATTAAGTCAACCGTAATGCCTCTTCATATGACATTTTCTACATCTTATATCACACTTTGATCTTTCTTCTAATATCTTTACTCTTCCATATCTAGATATACCATCACCCACATTAAATAGTTTTATTTCGCCATCACGATGATCATGTTCTAAACACTCAGTAGTTCCACAATCGCAACATACATCATCTTTTGTTATCTCTAACCACCACTCCTTTTTTTTAGCTCTTTGCTCTGCTGACTTCTTTTGTTTCTTCTTTTTGAATTCAGGATTATCCTTCCTAACATCATACCAATTTGCTTGGGATGGTGTTTGTTTATCTCCAGTATATATTGGACCCAATTTAGTTCCACGTGTCATTAACCTAACCCCGCATTGAATCTCATAAACTCTATTGCATTCTTTATCTGATATGTCCTATTCTGAATTACTTTTAAAATACTTTCAAGATAAACAAGGATGGTATCATAATAATCAATCTTCAAATTTGAATTGGAAAGTTTCTCATCAGCATCCATATACTTCTGCATTGTATCCTTATCCCTTATCTTCTTTGGAAAAGGATTCTCTATATAAACATCAGGATCTGCTTTCCCAGAGAAATATTCATAACGTTCATGGCGAATATTTTTACGCTGCTGTTCTGCTTTCTT